CGAGCTTGTTATTGTTAGAATATTGCCCTTTGAGCTGATTCAGCCTTTTGAGGTACGCCGCAGATTTTGCGTACTTGATCAAAGTTTCAATCTTTTTATTGAGCTCGCCGATGTCAGAACTTTTCTCGACGTACATTGCAAAGTCATCTCCGAAAGCTCCAACCACGCTACCTGGCTTCAGGCGTATCTGAAGCTGTACACTGATTCTATCCTCGGCATATTCAACGCCTTCAGCCACGTCTACGACGACTCTTCCGGAACGGAATTTGTTCGGTTCGATCTGAGTGCGAAGCCTGTTCAGGGCCATTTTGTCGATCTTACCGTACGCAATATAAAGTGAGCAGGCAATCGCAAAAATTCCCTCCATCACGTCACCTTCATTAATCTTATTGGCCATGCATGATATTTATCATGCGAAATCCATATCCCGGTACCACTTCTTCTTTTGGTATCTCTTGTGGGTCACGAATGTCTCGTACAGCCCAAGTTCACGGCCATGTGCCTCAATCTCCCAGGGCAGGTCGTAGTAGTCCACCTTTCGGGTGTCGACCGTCTTCTTGTTCCAGGTGGTCAACCACGCGCCCTGGTCGTCTTTCATTTCACCAGTGAGGTACTGCTTGACATGGATCATTTCGTGTGCCAGACAGCGCAGGATGGCTCCCAGATTCATCCCAGAATCGATCCTGACCTCGTACTCATGGATCTCCTCATCGTCCTGTATGAGGAAGCAGTCTGCCTTGGCGCCAGCCTTCTGCAGAAGGTCCTTCCGGAGACGAATTGTAAGAAGGATCGGCGGCCGCGATTTCCGGCCGAGCAGTTTTCGAAAATAAAAGGAAGCGGCCTCCTCAAGAAGCCGCTTCACGGATTTTGAACTGGCGCCGACGACATCAATCGTGATCATGGCGCCAGAGGGTGACGTAACGATCCCGACGACGGTAGCTGCCCTTGCCGGCTCGAACGGTGTGCACCGAGGAGCCGAGGTTAATCGCCCCGCTCGTGAAGGCAGACCGGCTCTTCAGCGCGGTCAACGGACGGATGGTTTTCGTGGAGGTATTCATCTTCATTGGTGTATCGGTTACGTGACGACCAGGACTGGTGCGGGTCGTCGATTCGAGCGTCTGACGGGTCAACCGGGAAATACGAGTCACTCATCGGAGGTGTTGATGAAGCGATCGGCGTTGTACCGAGTCATCTCGGTGGCCTCGCGGGCGACCTCGCGTTCGGAGACCGGCAGGAGGCCGGGAAGGTCGGCATCGGTCTTGCGCTCCTTGCGGAGCTTCTTGAGGCGGGCGATAACCGCAGCCTTGTTGACCTTGAGACGACCGTTAGAGAGCTTGGTGGTGAGTTTCATCATGAGAATATCCTAGCAAAATGTTGGTGAAAGTAAACTCCTAAGAATTACCTAAGTCGTTGATGATCAGTCGATGCGGTAACCCTTACCGACGAGAGCCGAGAGCGGGCTCTGGCAGCCTTCGATCGTGGCCGCGAAGTACTCGTCAGGGGTGAAGTTGTTCACCAGGAACTTGACGAAGGCGCCCTTCCGACGCTTCTGGGCAGTGTACTTGAACCGAGCCACGAACTTGGTCTGAAACGCCCCAACGCCGTACGAGAGGTAGCCGGCATGGTAATTGAAGAGGGAGAGGTTCCAGCCGTTGATCATGGTAGTGTTATTCATCATGCCAATATCCTAGCAAATTGCTAGCAAATGTACACATCTCAGAATTACCTAAGTTGTTGATACTGGCGCACAAACCGTAACCCCATGGTCCTCAATAACTTAGAGAAGACCATGGGGTCGGATGATGAAAAAAGACGGTGGAAATTATGAGGCGCCACCGCGCGCCGGCTGGTTAGAAGACCAGCTTGTCAGACGGGAGCTGATAGAGCTTGGCGTGCTTACCGCGCGTCTTGCCGTTCGGGCCGGACGCCTTCGGGGCATCGCCGACGATCTGAGCGTTGGCTTTCACGTAGGTATGGATGAGCCAGTGGTCGGCACCGAGAGAGGTGCAGGCCTGCTTGATGGTGAACGGCTCGGCCGGGAACGTGAAGTTCTTGAGGAGCTCAACGACCTCGGTCTTGCGGAGGCCACGGCGGGGCGTGGTCGGGGCCGCAGGAGCCGGGGCGGTCTTCGGGGACTTAGGCGCCTTGGCCGAGGTCTTGGCAGCGTTATGACTGGTGGTGTCGGTATTGATGGTATTCATCTTGATTATGAACTATACTAAATAGAAATGGCTCGATGTAAAACTCTAAATTGCTTTTGTGCACAAATTGTTAGCACTCAACAACTTAAAGTTAGTTATTTCTGCTGGAACTCAGCGATCATTGGAAATACGGGAGCTAGGCATTCGGCGATCTTGACTGCCACATCAGCGCATTCGGCCTGGGTACCGTTACCCGACCGGACGTCGATGAAGTGAACGAAAGACCGAAGTGTTCCGGCCATGTAAAGGCGCGAGCTCGTGCAGCCTTCTGGAAGGATTGCCCTGGCCTGCTCCTTTGCGATTCCATTCTGAATCGCCCAGTCGTAGTTGGATTTGACCAGCTGAATGATCTCGGCCTGACGCCGATTCCATTCGCCAGAGATCCCGCTCGCCGAATCATCAGTGATGGCGATGCTATTCTGACGGTTCTTTTGATCCTGGAGTCGAGCCTCGCGCGTCACGAAATCGAGTTCCTTCGTCGGATCGGCATATCGCTGAGAGAACTCCTGGAATGAGAAGGATCTGTGCCGAAGGATCTGCCTGGCGATATCGCGCGTTGTATTGACCTCGACCGTGGCGGAGACCATCTCAAGCGGGGACCAGTGCTTGTGCTTGATGAGGTAACGAACTAGCTTCTCCGAGGTGTCATGACGATCCTGGTTGGCTGGGTTACTGACTCGGGCACAGTAGCCGACGAGTTCCTGCAGATTGAGACCAGAATCATCGGGCGATTCACCGACCGACTGGCTGTAACTGATGAGCTTGACTGACTGATGACTGAAGCGGTTATTCATTAGGTTTGTCGCCATCGATTCGATGGGTCAGATAGTACGCAAAGAGAGCAGAGTTTTCTGGATTGGCAGGGAGCATCTTCCCATAGATCGGGGCGTTTTCTACGATGTGATCGATCGTGTAACCTTCTTGGAGCATGCACTGGATGAGACCAAGATGAACTATGGCGCCAACGGCACTGGAGTTAACGAAGTCAGGAAAAACCAGCATCGATCCAATCGGAGACACGATATGGTACTGCCTGGCCTTCAGTGTTTCAGATTCGTTAGCGGCATATTCGGATTCTACGAAGACTTTGCCATAGAAGTCAGGTTTGGTCTCGACCACTCGAGACACGATCTCATCCTTGAAGGACGATGCCTTCTGATCGATGAATTCGTCAATCTCGAGATTGTCATACTCCGTGTGCGATAAATCTTCTGACATCTTGTAGGATTTCCTTTGCTTCTGACATAGTATCCTTCGGAGAGATGATCGCGATGATCAGCACCAATGGAATTGATAGGATGATGCCAATGAGAACTAAGGCGATTCTCAATGGCATCGTGACGATCTCGAAGAGAGTCATTTAATGTGATTGGGCTTAGTGTTTTCTCGCCAGCGTTTGTATGCCCAGATGGCAGAATGAATGTGTTCACCTCCAATGGTGTTCTGACTATGGACGGTGTAGGCCGGGAAGTCTAGGTCATACATCACGCAGTAGTCGATCAGCCAGCAAGCGCAGTCGTACCCGGTCTTGTTTTCCAGATTCAAATAGTCAGGTATGGTGAACTTCGACCAGTTGATCGCGTTGTGCTCAGGCGAAAGATTGTGTGAGAACGTCACAAAATCTGGTAGTCCAAAGGACGTGATCCGAAGTTTGAAATCCAGGATATTCCTCACGATGATCCAAGGACCTTGTACCGGAAACTGAATCCAGTCTACGTTCTCGGGAGAACGAGTTCCATCTAAGAATAGATTATAGCTCATTGCGATCGTTGTCGTCTGACTTTGCTATGTAGTACGCGAAAATTGCACCGACGATGATAAAGCCGCCGATGTATATAGCGCCATAGATCAGTTGAGTGTCGTTCATTTTTCGACCGGCACAAATCCTTGGTTGATGTACGTGGTCTTGGCTACCTCAGGGTTGAGTGTACGATACCATCCAGCATCACTCTTATGCATGATACCAGGCAACCCGCTGAACTCACAAATGCGGGTCGATAGATTTTCTGCATAAACAACGCATCCATTGACGTGCGCCAGATACCGATTGTAGGCTAGCGTTCGGGCAATTTCAGGATACTTCCCCTGAGATCCCTCCTGCATCTTTGCCAGCTTCAGGATGGTGTCCGAGTACTCGAACCGATACGAGATGCATAGAATTCCGAACTGTTCGGACAGAGACAACGAAACCAGCTTCGGAGGATCCATGTAAATCTTTAGAGCGCCGCCGGCATCTGCTGGATCGACATCATAGAGGAATCCGTGATCGTATTCGCCACAATTCTCGTACAGGTCAAAGAGTGACTGGCAGAGGACATCAATGATGCCGAACCAGCCATCACCGCACTGAATTGTCAGATTGCCGTCTGGCATATCGGCAAAGAGGAATTTCCAATTTGCCTTGAGACGGTCTTCGAGGTATGGGGACATTGTTTCGATTAACTAGCAGTCGGCTGAGTATCGTTCGACGAGCGATCAGAGTTATCCGAAGATCCGGACATCGGAGTGGACAAATAACGGATGCACGAGAGAGTGCGTGTCGGATTGACCCGAATATCGCGCGAGCCCTTGGTCTGCTTTGAGGTCGAATCGCCAGCGGATTTCGCCGCGGTGTACCGATTGCCACGCGGGATCTTACCGGTGATTCCGTACAGGCGCTTGACGAGTTCGATGGTCCGCTTGACGGACCGGCGATAGGCTTGCGAATTATGCTTGAAGTTGCTCATTGGGTGTTATTAAAAAGTATCGATTCGATAGGACATGGTATAGCAGAAACGACCGATCGGCTGAAAGATGCGCGCCGCGGCGAACGCCCGAATCTTCTTCGGGATGTAACGGTTGTACCACTTGGCCTTGAGTCGTGTCTCGGAATCCGCCAGTTCAGTAGCCCATTTTTCTTGAGCTGCGATGGTCACCGGATCGGTTTCTCGCAGCCTGAACTCCTTCAGGATAACGGACTGAAGCTCACCTGAATAGAACTTGGCGCTGTATTCCAGCCAAGCATTCTGAGCTACTTCCGTACCAGCATCGTCGAGATACGTATAGAATGACATGACTCCGGTCCAATCAGACGGAATCGGCTCACGCTTTCCTTGAGCCGAAGTGGTTCCTGCCTGCCATAAGCACTCGTCGTGATAGAGACGCCCATTGTCGATCTGGTACGTATCGAGAACGGAATCTAGGTCCTTTGTCTGAAAGGACTCGAGGAGTTTATCCAGCGATTCTGGAGGAAGCTTTCGCATCTCGTCAGAGATCGGAAGCACGTCCTTGGCGTTTTTAACGATGATTGTATCGAACATTCCCATGATGAGTAACTATATTCAGTGCTGTGATAATGTAAACCAATTTGTTCAATGAAATCGTGAGAAATCGGACTCTTCTTCAGCGGATTGAGTCCCAGTGCGGACAGTCGGTTCTCTCGATAGGTTCTGGGCCTTTGCCTCGACATCGAACAGACGCATCTTGGCTCGGTCAATTCCGATGACAAAACGCTTGTTGGTCGTAGGATCATTGTACCGATTCTTGAGCTGCTTCACGATGATCTGACCGAGACGATCCATCTCCTCGGTTGCGATGAGAGCAAACATCAGGTCTGCTGTTGCCGGAAGACCGAATGACTCGGACGTATCCGTCAACTCGACATCAGATGATGCGAACCCGGACCGAGTAGTCTGAGTTGCCGAGAAGATCGGCACATTGAACTCAACCGCCAGGCCTCGAACTTCCTCAGCAATCGCCTTGATAAAGGAATAAGTATTGATGGATCCGCCGACACCCTTCATTCGTGCCGAGGCACAGATATTGAGGTAGTCAATGAAGATGGCATCAGGAACGAAGTCCTTCTTCAGCTTGAGCTCATTCAACAGTGCACGGAAGTGTCCAGTATGGGCAGAAGCGGTCGGGTATTCCTTGATGATCAACTTGCCGAGAGTAGCCCCAGCAAGCTTACGGATCTTCGATGTGAAGATATCCTTCGGCAAGTTGGCAAGTTGATCGATCTGGACGTTGAGCAGGTTAGCATCAATACGCTCGGCAATTCGTTCCTCAGACATCTCGAGCGTGATGTACAGCACATTCTTTCCTTGAGCCAGAGCAGAAGCTGCTACGTGGCACATGAACAAACTCTTGCCGACACCAGTACCTGCCAGGGCGATGTTCAGCGTCTTGCGAGGAACACCACCTTTGGTGATATTGTTGAACATCTCGAGATCGAATGCCAGTTTGTCCTCAGTCCGATGGTAGAAGTCATAACGTTTCAGAAAGTCGGACAGATAATCATGACCGACACTGTCATCGAAGTTAATGGACAGAGCCTTCTGAAGGATATCTGGAATGGCGATCTCGGTGAGATCCTTGCTCTTCCCATCAATGATCTGGATCGATTGCATGATCGCCAGATACAGAGCACGATCCTTGCACCACTTTTCAGTAGTAGCCAGCAACCAGTTCGCCTCAACATCGACCGGATTACCGAGATCGGAGATGATGGTCGAACAGGCTGCGTGCTGGTTTTCATTCAGCCTGAGATCTTGGGCCGAACTGAATTCAATCTCGATCGAGTCCTTCGAAGGAAGCTTGTTGTACTTCGCAATGAAGTTCAGAATCACCGAGTAGACCGCTCGGTGTTCTGCGTCGAAATATTCGGACTTGATGAATGGAAGTACCTTACGGCAATACTGCTCGTCGCTTACGAGTTTTTTTAGGATTATTGCCTGTAGCTGAGTCGTCATTTGCTTTGATAGGGTCGCCGAATGTGTATTTGCCTGAATCGAATGCTGACTGGATTATATGCGTGATTACGTCACCTGTAAAATCAGTAAAGTCCTTACTCTCGGTGAGATCTTTCTGATTGAACTTTTTCGGGCACTTGGTAATGTCGTAGTCGAAACTCAGGGTGGCGGTGTCGCCATTATCGTCCATCTTCAGACTGACGGTATGAACCTTGATTTCAACACCCTTATATGTTTCGTTGAGCTTGATGCGGAAGTTTTCTTCCTCGTCGTGTTCTGACAGTTCGTATGATTTTTCAGTGATTTGGTTCTTCATGACTCGTCGTCTTCGGTTTCGTCAACTAGTTCTTTGACTTGAGCTTTGGAGAGTTTCCCTGCGTTGTCATCCAGGAGGGAACGGTAGCCGACCGTATAGTGCTGCTTCACGAATTCTGCAAAATCCTTATCGGACAGGATCTTATCCCAGAACTCGGCGGTGTACGTGTCCTTCTCACGGTACTTCGCTTCGTCGCCCTTTCGCTGATACCAGCCAGCCGAAGGCTTCGTAACGAAACCGCCAAGCAGTGCAATCTCGAGTAGGCCGGAATACTTCTGAATTCCGCCATAAAACGAAACCGAGATCGGAATCTTCGACTTCTCCTTCACGAAGCGCGACTTATCGATGTTGATCACGAAATGATAGCCATGAAGACCATCATCATCCTTGTCCTGCTGACGACCAATCATCCAGACTGCGTTAGCAGAATAGTAGATGCCCGTACCGCCAGACATCACATCCTTCGAGTACATCTCGATGGTCTTGTAGGAGTGATTGATGGCCACGAGCGGGATGTTCTTGAGAGTCAGATACGGAGTCACCATTCGGAACAGACCCTTGAGCGCCTTGGCTCGAGACATGTCGGCAACCGACTTCTCATTCATCGCATCCTCAACTTCCTTCTTCGAAGCCAGATTACCGATCGAATCGATCACGACGATGACCTTCTCACCACGTTCCAGGCCGTTGAGCTGGTTCACGAGATCGAACTTCAGCTCCTCGACGTTCGTGACCGGAGTATGAAGCACACGAGCCGGATCGATTCCGAAGGTCTTGAAGTACTGCTCAGGGGAACCGAACTCAGAATCGTAAAAGAGCATAACTGCGTCCGCGTACTTCTTCAGATACGCCGAGGCCATGATGAGCGAATAGCTCGACTTAAAGTGCTTAGACGGACCAGCCAGAACGGTCAGACCAGCGGTCAGACCGCCATCCAGAGATCCGGACAGGGCAACATTCAGCATCGGGATGTCCGTGGTGATGATGTCCTTGTCATTGAATAGCTCAGACTTATCGAGTACCTCGGTCTGATCGATCTTTGAGTTCTTCTTGAGTTTAGAGAGTAGTGATGCCATTTGAGTATCCTTGCATGTTTTGCGCTAGATGTACAATCAGAAGTTCCAGTTTTTTCCCTGCCAATGTGGATATGAAGCCCGAGACAGGTGAACAGATTGAGGTTTCTCCATGGATTCGAAGTTAAGCTCGCCCTGAGAGTTCAGGAGCGGGCCGGTCCACTGGAAAATCTCGAGTCCTGAACTACGATTGGCCAGGAGTTCTTCCACAAACACCTGGCGAATCTCGTTTCGTTCAGACCAGGATCCATAGAATGGAGTTCCCTTGTAATATCCAGTCTTCGGAAGTTTACGAGATTCGTTCTCGATCGGAAGTGGTTCCCAGATCCGGATCACATTAGATTGTGTAGACTCTCTGAGTTCCTTGGCCTGAGCCACATATCGGCGAACAAGATCTCGAGTCGCCTTCTTCGGATCCGGCTGACGCATCAGGTGGTGGCGGATATCGATGTTCCCGAAGTACGATTCCAGTTCTACATACTTGGCTCCTGGTTTCAGGAATGACTTG